CATCCCTGATTAACGCTTGCAGTCTGATTGGCGTTGTATCCACAGCCGCCACCGCCGCCAGCATTGCCGCCGGAACCTGGCGTGCAATCCGCCGCTGCACCACCACCGCCACCTAGCACTCCGCCATTGCCGGCCTGCATGTAAAACACGCCAGAGCCGTGACTGCTAGCAGCGCCACCGCCAGCGCCGGGACCCCCGCATCCTGCGTTGGCTGCTCCCCTGTCAGAAGTCTGCATAGAGGCTGCATTGCCACCACCCCCGCCACCGCCTAGGAGGATGTTGTTTGGCCCCCATATTGCGTGACCTTTTCCATCGCCAGCATTATCAGAAGTAACACCTGCATTGCTGTAAGAGTTGGCAGTGCCTCCGACACCGCCAGCTCCCAGTATTCCGGCGCCGCCTTGACCGCCGTAACCGTAATTGACGCCCCACGCTAGAGAGGATGTGCCCTCCCCAGCTGTTCCCGCTCCTCCTACGCTGCATGAGCCGGTATATGGGACGCCTCCAGGAAAGTTGATGGAGGCTCCACTAGCTCCGGTGTAGCTAGTTGGAGCGTCTCCGCCTGCCTTTCCGTTCATGAAGGCATCAGGATGAGGGGCACTACCACCACCGCCGCCGTAGCCGGAAAGCGATTGAAGGGAGCCCTGGCCGCCTCGTCCTCCGCGCCAATTACTGCAGGTGACAGTCCCGTCAACTCCAATTCCACCGACGCCGTACATAGTGGATGAGCCCTGGTTGGCGACGTTGTTGAAACCAGAGTTCCCACCACTGGCACTCATGAAGACGTTGCCGGCGGAATCAGCGAGGGAAGAACTTCCGCCAACACCGTTATTTGCCCTGGCTCCCTGACCAATGACAATTGTCAGTGTGTCGCCAGCGCTTAATGTCGATATTTCGCCTAGAGCTAAGCCACCACCGCCACCACCGTACCCATTGCCGGCGGTGGCGGAGTTGCCGCAGCTGCCGCCAGCGCCCCAGCAGCGAACGACCATTGAAACACTGCTATCGAAATCACTCGGTAATGTCCAATTAAATGTTCCATGAGCAGCGAACATCTCGGTGGTATTCCGTGGTCCGACACCGCCGCCACCACCGCCGCCGCTGCCGCCGCCTGAGCCTCCACCCGGAAATCTACGTCCCATTAAACAATGCCTATAAGTTGATTAACACCAAAAGATGCTTGAGTTGAATATTCAGCAGGAGCCACAATCAGGACTCCAGACCATAAGCTACGAATACGATGCTGCCAGCGCCGCTACCAGCTACAAGGAACTGGCCAGCGCCTAAGACGATACCTGTTCTTTCGTATGCCGTATTCGCTGCTAAAGAGTAATCCTTCTCGATTTTATCCGCGTCGGTAACACTGGTCGCACCTGCATCTAATAGGGCAATCTCCACCGTGTCAGCAGCGGCGCTTACGTTACAGATTGACAGGATTAGTGTTGTAGTTGTAGTCGCAGTGAAAACAACATCAGTGTGACCAACATTGCCACCACTAGGCTTTAATCTGCCAAGTATTCCAGAAGCCATTCAGTAACTCAAGTTAATTACAGGTAGTCTATCTACCCTTCTAGATCAGTATAGAGAACTTTGCTGATCAATTCTGCCTGAAGTTACCAGTACCAGCATCATCGTTCATTCTCGATACTCGACGCCTTAAATCTGAACGCTCACCTAACACTTTTCCCATGACCTGAGTGTTCCTATTCCTCACCGTACCTGCCCCACTACTTAACCGAAGAGAGGGATTATTCGAGCTATTCTTCTTGGCCTTCCCGAAGATCAACCCGACAGTCCTGAGAAATACGCATAAGCATTGATTGCAGCACTGCCCTGGAGCTGACCATTAATCCAAATCGTCCAATTTGCGCTTTCTGGAGCAACAGCGGGATCTTGTGCAGTATCAGTGGACGAAGTGTGGTCCGCTGTACACATGTAAATATCCCTATTTGGGATAGTTCCGGTAAAAGCTAAATCGCCAATGTAATAATCGGTATCAACTGCATATTCACCACGATCGTTAACGCCTCCTGCGTACCGTTCCCAGTTATTACCAGTGAAATCGCTTAAGAATGATCCTCCCGACGTATGGTTAACCAGGCAGCGATAGCTTTGCCCTGCGTAGATAACCGAATCGTCAACCTTGTAAGCCGTTGCTGTTACCCAGGCATTGCGATGGTTATATCCTTCTACAAAAGGCTCCCAAGAGACAGCATTAGGTGGCTCTACATTTGTACTAGCGGCTATAGCTCGGTAATAGGCCCCACCATGCTTAACTAAAGCATTAAGGCCATACGGCGTAGAGCTGCTCCAGTCTCCGCTCGCAGCCATTCCGTCTACCAACGGCGACCAGTAAGCCGTATCGGTACACGGATTCCCAGCGGTGGCGGTTCCGTTTATGTATATGTACGAGTTGCCACCATTTTTGACTACATCGTTATAGCTATAGGTGTCTGTAACAACATAATCTCCACGAAAAAGAAAACGAAGCTTACCTAGATCAATAGTGGTGCTCATACAATCTCAACTTGTAAATGGCCTGGCTGTGACGCTGACCAACTGAAATTCAATAATTTGTCAGACCACACCACATTCGCGTAGTCCTCTTCTATGTTGATTATAGTATCGTCGTTCATCTTGACAAAGCTCCCATCGTCGATCCTTACGACCTCAAATGCGCCAGTAGACACGACGTATCTAAAGCAGTAAGCGATTCGTCCCGTGGGCTCTGGAAACTCGGTAATCCCCTTGGTTTCTACCTCTTTTAATAGCTCAATCTTGCTCATCAAACATCCTCATAAATAGATAGCCAAACATCGAAAGTGTCACCGCCAGTACCACCAATAAGGGGTGCTGTGCCTTGGACAGTATCATCACCCTCCAAGACAACTTTCTCAGCTGTTAATACTTTAATCGACTGGCCAGCAGGGACATGAACGTCATTCAAGAATGACCTGCCTTTCTCTCCGATCGCATAAGATTTGGTCGGTCTAGAAAAGGATTCTGTATAACGCGCCAAGCCCTTAGTAATACGAACATCTTGAATATTGCCAGTTATATTCTGGCCCTGGACACCAGACTCTGTGCCAACCATTAGACCCCCTGCATTAGTCCAATCAGTGGTGTTCGCTACGGTAAAACCTAATACTCCGTCAATAAACCCTCTTAACGTTGTCCCTGATCTAGTGAGAGCAACATGATGCCATGTTGTAGGTGCAATAGCGCCTAGAACTCCTATTGTTGCAGGTGCCGCCGCATTGCCGGTATGGTCGTAAAAATAGAGATTGCCAGCAACTACTAAACCAAAACTCCATGACCCTGCTAAAGCAGTGGTGCCTGTAGTTTTAGATAATGGCATAACAGTGGTACTCGGGTGAGCATCTGTATAAAACCAAAATTCAATAGTAAAATCTCCATCTAACCCCAGGCTCGGGTCATCGTCATATTCCAAATGCGCAGATCCGTCGAATCGCGCACTTGCTGATCCAAATTTCTTTCTTGTATTATCCAGCGTCGTAAGGTTGTTCGTCACATTCAGTGGTGACGAGCTCTTGTCTAGGTAGTCGGCCTCGAGTGGTGCCAATATTGAGACCTTGTCCCACTCTGAATCGCCAGCCAACAACCTGACGCTGACAGGTAATTCATATGCACTTGTATTGCATACTGTCATTCCTGTAATAACAGACTCTTTACCAGTAGGAACGGTGTAAATACTCGTGTAACCTGATGGCCAACTAGCGTCACCAAGTGTTCCTGTGTATCGCTTAAATGAAGCCATTAGTAACTAAATGCCAAGATGTCGCTAACAGAGCCGCCGCCGCCGCCGCCGCCCATTGAGACCCAAGATGTGTCTATGTACATGGTAAGGGAGCCGGTCAAAGTGTTATACCAAAAGTCTCCTTCCTGCACCCCTACGGTGGGTTCAGAACTCGTCTTAAATACTTCGCTGGCTACTTTTTTCCAAGTACCACCAATGTTGTAGATCCTCAAAACCTCACTACCAGTATTCGTGGTGTCGTACCAGAGATCGCCTATCTGCGGTGATGTTGGAACGACAGCAGTGCATTCAACATTGCCACTGTTATACAGTCGATCTGTTGATGGAACCTCTGCTGGGAATCCATTTATATAGACAATTGGATAACGTTTAGTCATTAGGTCCTCTCTACGGGTACTTGAAGGTGAGTATCAAGCTGCGTAGTGCTGATCGCCTCACCGATCGCAGTTAAGTAATCCCCTGAAGTTGACGCTGGTACAGACGTAATATGCCCTGTCAATGAATCCAAGAAATACTCAGTGCCAACCGTG